AGCAGCTTTTTCGGCAGCAGCTTTTTCGGCAGCAGCTTTTTCGGCAGCAGCAGCAGCGGCTTGTTCAGTGTCAACAATAGCTTCAGGAATGGCAGGAGCGTCAACAATAGCGGCTTGTTTGACAGCAGCTTTTTCGGCAGCAGCAGCAGCAGCAGCAGCTTGTTCAGCAGCAGCAGCAGCAAGTTTTTCGGCAGCAATTTCTTCATCAGTGGCACCACCAGTGGTTTTTTTCTTTTTGGGAGTTGTATAAGACTTCTTCCCACCCATAGATTCCATATATTTTAGTTTTTTTGTTACATTATGTTTAATTTTTTTTTTACCTTTATATTTTGTTTTATTGTTCATTATTATCAATAATATAATATAATATAACAATATATTATATTATTTTGTTTTTTATTATTGTTATTATTGTTATTATTGTTATTATAATAATATTATTATAATATTCATTTATTATCCGTCGGGTAAAGTGAGACTTGTAAATTTATCAATAAATTTATTTGAATACTTATATGAATAATAAGAAATAAGCGACATTGCTATCAACATTGGTAAAGTATCATAATTTTGATTTGTAAGACTCGAAATAATAAATGCGGAAGAAATCGGGTTCCCAAAAATTGCGCTAAAAAATGAATTCATTCCAATAATAATTGTTTGAGTGGATGGGAGAGTGGTAAAATCATCATATACACTTCCAATCCCGCCTCCCATTGACATAAAAACCCATTTGTGTCCACCTGAACATCCCGAAATAAAAGTTAAAATAACATTTACTAAAAATCCCAATAATATTTTAAAATCATATACACAATTTTTTGAAAATTCACAATTTACCATTGTAATTCCTTCTCCCGTCATTTCAGTTCCTCCATTAACATTATTTATGAGCGCTGCAAGACAAAATCCAAAAAATATTGGAACAACATTCAACATTGTTTTACTTTTCGCAACAAGATTTTGAACCGTGTTGAACATTTCCGTCATTATTTTAAATAAAACAGATGCAATAACACCACAAAAAATGGCTAAAAATAAATACTTCAAAAAATGTGATGTACTATAAGTAAATGACACTGGAGAAGAAGTAAAAATGTCTTTACTTTTATCTACTAGAAAATATGCGATAAGTATTCCAATGCAACAAAAAATAAAATTTGACACTATTTTTTTAGAGTTACCTCTTAATGATTTTTCTAAAACTAAAATGGCAGAAGATAATGGAGATTTGAATGCAATGGTTATTCCAAATATGTATCCTAGGTAAAGTAAATTTTCAATATTTATTTCCACAAGATACTTTTTAAAGTAATTGAATATATACAATAACAATAAAACTGAAATGTAAATAATTATAGTTTCAGAACCAAGTGAACCTCCAGAAAATACTGTTACCAGACTACTTGCAACAATAGCTAAAAGTGAAGAAAATGGAACTATTTTTTTGAATATATTTGGTTCATTTAAATTTTTGAATATATTATTTATGTTGTTCATAAGCGGTCCATTTGCATTTTTGAAAAGAAATGTTCTTGATGCTATCCAAAAAAATAAGGGTGATAATAAATATAATACTGATGGATTTTTTACAATGTTCAGTTTGGATGCCAATGACAAATTCACAAATGTGTATTTATATAATTGGCAAATATATCCAATAAAAAATAGTGTAACTATTATAAATATAAATGTGAAACCTCTTTTAATAATTAAATTCATACATGCATTATATAAACATTATATAAACATTATATAATTCATAAATAATAATAAATTATTTATTCATTCATTTCGTTCCCAAGGTAAATTTTTCATTAAATTCAAAACATTATCATTTTCTTTTGGTTTCATCTCTCTAATATAATTACTCGGATTATTCGAAATTTCTATTAATAGCGCGCAATCTTCTTGAAGATTTCCACTTAAATGTGCGACTTGGTTTGGAAAATAGGTTTCAATTTGTGTGCATCCTAAATAAATAGGTGTAGTGTTGCAAACAAAACAATTACTAATTTTTTCTGAAAAATAATGCGGATGTCGATGATTTTCAATGCAAATGCTTAGAGAATATGCCTCATAAGGTTCTTTATCTTTAAACGGTCCCTTTATATTTTTTTTATTTGGAAATTTTGAACCGTATTGTTCGGTTCCATTCCCCCAAATGTCGATGGGCAAGTTGTTTGTCAAAATAAATATTGCAAGTTTATGACGATAAGTATGCCCAGGTGCCTGCAATTTTTTAGAAACAATCAATGATATTACATTATTTGAGTTTTTTATCATTGTTTCTCGTGCTGGCTCAGGTGGATGGTCAGTATGCCACATGAAACCATGATGTTCTTTAAACAGCGGACTAGTAAGTTTAGGATGTTTATATCCAATATAGTACGTCCCAATATGTTTGTCTGCGAAATCAATAAAATCATATGAAAGTCTCAAATATGGAATGGGTTCAAAAGCTAATCCGAGAACGCATTCAGGTGGAACAGAAATGTCTGGCACAATTGGACAATTCAAAAGAATCGCATGAGTATATGTATTTCCCGTTGTAATATTCAAATACTTATCCGGACCATAATTATTCATTTTGTGAACATTGCATAATATTTCATACTTTTGTTTGCATGTTTCAGAATTACAAAAATCAGAATATATTTTAATTCTCATGTACATCTCTCTAAGATATTTTTCTGAATTTACAAAAAAAATGTGGTCGCATGTTTTATTATCATGTAGGTTTGACAACTTTTGCTGATTGGATGTTTCGACGAGAGAATAATTTATAATGCGACCATTATTACGTCCATTGGTGGATTGTTGTTGATTATTATTTGATTTTGAATAACCAATGTAAAATATTTGACATTCTCTCAATGCCATAAACAATAAAAGTGAATGAAACTGTGCCATAACAGTGTTGAATGAAGTGTTTCTAATTGTGAAATTTTTATCATTGCAAGTTTCGCGTTCAAATAGAACTGCATCTGAATAAAAATGCTGAAATAAGTCTTTTTTTATTAAAATTGTTGATACTAAAAATGGACACGAATGAAAAAGTGACGATTGTGGTGTTTTAATTATTTGCGCATTATTAGAATAAACACATTCATTTGATGGAGAGCATTCACAACCCAATACATCGTAATTATGAACATCTATTACATCATATTGAAATTGCAATTTGTTGATATTCCATACATCGTGTTCCAAATCAAAAATTGAAATGTATTTACATTTAGAATTATATAGTTTATTGTCAATTTCATAGAGAGAATTTAAATTAAAATATAAATCAGGCGTATAAATAATTTTAATTCTCGGGTCAATAATTTCTTTCATCGAACTTTCGAAAGAAACATTTTGCACATTTGTTATTAAAAATAATTCCCAATTCGTAAATGTTTGGGATAATATTGATGTTTTAATGGATGAAAATAGAGAGATTGTTTTTAATTGGTCATTAATTTTATCTGATTTAATGTAGTTTTGAGGTACAAAAGATAATATTGTTATCATAATTTATATAATTTATATAATTTAAAATGTAAGAATGTATTTAAATATTAATATTTGAATAATTCAAATATCAGGTATTTGAATTATTAAATATATTAATATAATATAATAATGACATATAAAAAAAAAAATTATAAAGGAGGCTGTACTGATAGACAAAAAGGGATTGCCGCTCAAATTCGAACATTTACTCACGGTGATTTGAGAGAAGAATTAAATAATATTGTTCACAGCGGAGACAGCATTTCAGCAAAATCGCACCACCCGTCAAATCACTATATAGATTTATCCAACAATTTTGACTCAAAAGTAGAAGATGTATTAAAAAAAGCAATTGATTTCATAAAAGATAACGAGCGCATAAGTTATAAACACAAAAAGAAAATATTAAACGGTATTGTAAATTTTAATTCGACAACAAATGCGATAACCATGAATAAACCAACAACGACATCACGAGTTACTCCGCGTAAAACATTTAAAGATGCAACAAACGCAAATAGGATAACAACAAATTCAACTGTAAAATTTAGACGAAGTCGAACAAATCGAAGAGGCCGAACAAATCGAAGAGGCCGAACAAATCGAAGAGGCCGAAGCCAAAATTAAGTCCCACACACATTCCATTCCCTAGCTTTAAATATCTAAACTAATCGACGTTCTGTCAGATTTTTGTTTACGTTTACTTTTACTGGGCATATTATCATTTTTCATTTCATTCAAATCTGATGCACTAATTGCACTTCCTCCAACGGCACCAGCGCCGCCGCCATTATTCTTGCTTCCCGAATCAACCGATACCGTTTTCGTTTTCAAACCCGATAACAAACTTGATATGTCAGATGGACCCTTCATTTCTGGGCGAAGACTTTGCTGTATCGTTTGAGATACACCACCTCGCCCCATCAAAACATCGGGGCGGACATTAGTTAAATCGCCAGGGCGGCGGGGAGGAGGGGGCGCGCGGTCTCCCTGTGTCTGAATGGGAGGAGGAGGAGCACGCTGTGGAACAGTTGGCATTGGCATATTCATTTGCTGATTCGGATTGTACTGGGGTTGATGCGAATATGCTGCCGCTGCTGCTGGCTTTGATGATGACGCCATGCCTGCAATGTCGCTCATGAAATTTCCGAACCCGCTACTACCACCGCCTCCACCGCCGCCATTGCCACGATTTTGTTGCTGGGACATGGATGAAACTGCAGCTTGCGTAAATTGCTGCATAAGCTCGGGATTTTGGCGCATAATATCATCCATACCCGGCATCGCCGACTTGAACATTGTATTTGTCATGTGAAGCATAATCGCGCTTCCACCAAGCTGAAACAATAACTTGAGTTCTGGTGCCATCTTTGCTTTTGATTTATATTTTTCATGCAACTCTCCAAATATTTCATCATAGTCGTCAATATTCTCATTGATTTGCTCTGACCACCCATCCAGCTTCAAATCAAATGGGTCAAACTTGTTGTTTAAAAATTCAATTCCTGTAATACACGCCATTAACATTTTTCCTTGGAATTTTACGCTATTTTTACGCTCTCGCTCTTCTACATGCGTTTCATATTCACCCTTCATTTCCGATAACGATGACTCCATATCATATTTTTTTGTTAGACGAATTCCCTTCTTTTCCAAATCTTCCAATTTTTTTACATACTTGAATTTCTCTCGAAGCAACTCTTCCTTTGTAAGCTGTGGCTGCGAATCCATATGAACATCCGGATTCATCGGAACATTATTGAATTTTCCAAACCCATCCCATGTCGGTTTATCATCATCACACATTGCCGTTGATGCACCAATTCCTGAGTCACCACCACCATCACCGCCAATGCTATTTGAAAATGGGTCGTGCCTATCTGATAATTTTATATTGCTAAATGCGGATGATGACGATGACGATGACGAGTTGAACAAATCAGACCGCAACTCTTTAATATTTCTTGAAGACGAGGATGAATCCATTTCGCGCAAGTCATCTTCTAAACTGGTTATATCATCCAAATTGATATTGGTTGAACCTGATTTATCATTACTACCCGATTTAAATTTATCATTCATCAACAGTTCAAGACCGCCTCCAAAGTTAGAAGACCTTTTTCCGCCATTTCCACCGTTTCCACTTCCTATATCCAAAGAGCCTAAATCAATAATTTCTGGGTCCATTATATATTATTTTAATTATAACATTTATTTCTAAGTCATACGCATATTAAATAATATTTATCATACATTTTTGAATAAATCATAAATACCAATACAAAAATTAACAAAAGTTTAGTACAATAAAACATATTTATATAATTTTATTATATATACAAAAATAAGTAAGTAATAATATAAAAAATAAATATGTTATACACCGCTATTATTGTTGAGCCTAGAGAACATAAAGCATTCCCATATGTATTGGAAAATTTTTTAAACAATTTGTCAGATGATTGGTCATTTATAATATTTCATGGAAATTTAAATTTAGAGTTTATATTAAAAATAATTTATGACAAATTAAGTAAACATATACATCGCATTTCATTAATTCAATTGAATGTTGATAATTTAACAATAGAAGATTATAGTAATTTACTCAAATATAATAAAGATTTTTATAAATTTATTCCGACAGAAATATTTCTTGTATTTCAAACAGACTCTATTATATTAAAAAAATATAAGCATTTAATAAATAATTTTTTACATTATGACTATGTAGGGGCACCATGGAAACATCATATCTCTTACAATAAAAATGAATGTATTGGAAATGGAGGGTTATCCATTAGAAAAAAAAGCAAAATGCTCGAAATAATGGAAAAACAGGGTATAAGTGAACGCCCTGAAGATATATATTTTTCATGTTACGATTCTGTTTTGATTTCTAAACCAACATACAACGATGCGTCATTTTTTTCCATTGAAGAAGTATTTAACGATTCATCATTTGGATGCCACAAACCGTGGGCTCTTTATGATAATAAATGTTTATTATATAACACATTTGAAGAAGTCAAAGAGCTATACAAATATAATGATATTCCGGCACCAGTCATGAAAATAGATAAACAACCAATTACAACGATGCAAATCACACCAACTATGCCAATCATACCATTGATGCCAACATCTCCAACAAAAAAAATAAAACAAAAATATAATCTTTCTTCTCTACTTTTTCAACATAAGTTCATGTATAAAAAATAAATCTAAATTAAATTCAAACATCTTTTGATATATGCTTTTACTGTACATGTAATAATATCCTTGAAGAAAACAGTCTGCTAAATCATCCTTTTTAAAATGCTTATCAAATTCTTGACTCCACGATTGTAAAGATGGATAAAATGATATAAGCGACTTGCATATGCATTGTCCCTGTTGTTTTCTAAACTTGTAAGAATTTTCATTTATTTGATTTTCATTATTATTTTCATTATTTTCATTATTTTTTATTTTTTTTATATTTTTGAATAATTTGAGTTTATTTGTAGCTGATATAAATTCTATAGTTTCAACATTTTTCATAATAAAATATTGAGCAATCATTCCCTGTAACATCTTCATTCTTCCGGCCAATGGTCCAATTTGATTTTCAATAACAACTGCATCAATGGATAAATTTGAATAATTTGAATGTGATTTTTCATCTTGATTTTCCGACGATGCATATTCATTAAAAATCAAATCAAATTTAGTTTTTAAATTTATACCCAAAACAATCATATCAACATCGCACGCATTTTGTTGTTTAGGTTTAGAAGGAATTATTAAACTCAAATAAGGATGCTTTTGCTTTGATTTTGATTGTTTTGGTTTATTTTTTTTACCATCGTAAACAAGTAATTTTGTTTCGACCGCATGTTTTTTACAATACATTACGGATTCGGGAATATTTATTGAAGAGGCATCATCACTTTCACTTTCAGTATTTGAATTTAAATAATAATAAGCATTTTTTTTACACATTGAACATGCATATTTTGTTTTATTTAATGACGATGACGACGACGTAGACTCACATAAATTTATAACATCCCATTTTATTATTTTCAACAAATTATCATTACAAGAATTTATTGAAAATAAACAATATGCTAGATTTTTTATTCCTACATCAAAACTAAGAATTTTCATGAATCAAACTATGTGCACGTGAATGTATTATGTAAACTATAATTTTTAATACAAAATTCTAATATAATTCTAATATAATTTTGTATAATATATATAATAACAATAATAACAAATAATAACAATAATAATAATAATCCATTCAACCATTCAAACAATTAATAAAAATGAATTCTGATTTATTCAACTTGAACCTTACAGATAAAATTATGGATATCTATGATAATCAAACATTTTTAGAAAGATATGGCGAATATGTATTTCTTTCAATCTTAATATGTGTTGCATTTATATTACTAGTTACATATATCCACATAAAAATAAATATAACAAAAATAAGAGCAGACTGGGTGAATCAAAAATGTAAACCAAATATTATGCCGTTCGCCGGAATGATAAATGCGCCTCAAAATATGTCCAAAATAGAATATGCAGAAAAAAATTTTACAGAATGCACTCAAAATATATTGACAGACATTTCGGAAATGGCACTGATACCTGTTCATTATACAATTAGCATTGTAACTGCAACTGTTGGTGAAATTTCCAAAGTTATAAATGACATGCGTGAACTAGTTGATAAAATACGCAACTCCGTATCAGAAATTACATCAGATATTATGTCCAGAATATTAAACATAATGACGCCGCTTATCGAGACAATAATTACCGTAAAATCCATGGTCGGAAAATCAAACGGTATTTTAACGGCAGTAATATACACTTTATTAGGAGTATATTTAGCAATAAAAAGTCTAATTGGGTCGATACTTGAAATCGTAATCATTATATTAATTGCAATGGCTGCAGCAATTATATTATTATTTTTTATACCGATTGTAGGAGACATATTGGCAGCTGCTGGAATTATTTTTTTCCTTATAATATCAGTGCCCATGGGATACCTCATTGGATTTTCAAATCAAGTACTCAACGTGCATTCGTCAAAGAGTATTCCAGGCGTTCCCGGTTGATTTATTTTAGTTTTATCAAATTATGTTTTATTTTAGGAATTATAAATAATAACTATAATTGAATAAATAAATAACAACACTATATTTATTCAATTATTTTTATCTTCAACATATGTATAAAGTAAATAAATAATATATACAAATGGAAATCAAAATATTTGGGTACGAAGTTCGAATTGAAGTTGTAATTGCATGCGTTATAATTGGTATGGTTATGGGTTTGGTAATGTTTTGTGATTGTTTTCAATATAACCTGATTGAAGGAATGGAAACCAAAAAACATGCTGCAACCAAAAACCATGCTGCAACCAAAAAACATGCTGCTACCAAAAATACTGGAAAGGAAGGATTTACAAATTTGAACAACAATGACCTTCACATTGACAACTCATATACAATGGGGTGGGTTAAAACGGCAAAACGTTATGCAGATGGAATGGGATACGAAAATAAATTAAATAGTTATAAGGACAATGTCGGAACACCAGTTCCTTTGCCCGAAGGTGAATTGTTCTTTTTTGCCGATAATAAATTCAAACCAGAGTGCTGCCCGTCTACATATTCTGATAGCATGGGGTGCGCTTGCTTGAGTCAAGCTCAGGTGACCTATATTAATGAGCGGGGAGGAAATCGAACATTGGGTCCCACCGAATTTTAAATCCATTTATTATTGTGTATTTATTTTATTTATTTATTTAGCAAATAGTCACAAATTCAACAAATGAATTAAATTAATTAAAAAAATATAAATAACATATTATTATAATAACGTAGTCATATATTAATATAATAATAATAATAATAATAGAAATGTCAACTGAAAAACCTATAGGTTGTCGAGCATGTGGTTCAGCTATGAGTTTTTCAACATATAATGGTCCACAATTTAGCAATCAAAATAACGCTTACACAATCAAACTGATTGAAAATACGGTAAGAGTTCCATCATCTGAATACACGATGAATAAATCGGCTCTGAACGTTTACATTCCGCCTCAAGTAAATCCCACCAAATCACTGTACGGCGTAAATTGGAATCAAATGAGCGACCGCGCAGTCCCAGGTGTTGTAAAAACAAATGTGCCGTCCTACGGTAACTCCACCCGAACTTCGCTGACAAGAATGCGACCCGGAAGCACATCTGCTGCAGGTAAGGGTGTTGACATAAAACATGGCTCGTATGACCGTTATTTAGCTAAATTAAAAGGTAAATCAGTTTTACGAACAGCCCTAGAAACAATTCCAAACAACCAAAAATCTGTAAAATGGGGAATCGCATACAGTGAGAGCTGCACAACGTTGAACGGATGTCCTGTTATTATTCCCCCTAATTAATAATAATAAATTATTCATTATAAATTATTCATTATAAATTATTCATTATAAATTATTCATTCTTTTACATTTTATGTCAATCATTCTGCATTCAAATGTAAAAGAATATTTATTTACCATTTACGAAAATGATTTACGATTTTATGATTACTTATACTTATTTTGAATCTACATATTCTATGTATACATGAACGTTGGACAGGTTGATTCTGCCTTTTTAATCATGATGTCGACAACTCTGTTTGTAACCGTAAATGGAAACGAAACCTCAATTGATGTCGCGTCCTTGTCAAACAACTTCGTCCCGGGCTTCATTAAACGATACAAATTCAACTTTGTATAAATAATCTCCAAACAACGCTTCAAATTTCTGACACCATCCTCCTTGTGCGTGTGATGCTCTACAATGTATTCGATTGTTTCATCTGGAATAATAATCTGGTCCGGCTTGAATGCAACCTCGGTTTGAATCTTGGGAATCAAATACTTTTGGGCAATTTGCGTCTTGTCCTTTTTGGTGTACCCGTTTGTATGAATGCGATACATCCTGTCAAGAAGAATCGGATTGACCTTGGTTTCATCATTGTAACTGAAAATAAACAAACACTTGCTCAAATCAAAATGTATTTCCGAGAAATACTTGTCGTGAAACTGACTGTTTTGTGATGTGTCGGTCAAATGTGTCAAAATGCCGGCAATCTCTTCGCCCTTGGGAGTATCGCTGAGTTTGTCCAATTCATCGAAGAAGATTACCGGATTCATCGACTTGCAGCGAATCAAAATGTCAACTATTTTTCCCCATGTGCTACCCTCGTATGTGTAAGAATGTCCCTCAAGGAAACTGCTGTCTGTTGCTCCGCCTAGCGCAATAAATGCAAAGTCTCGTCCCAAAATTTGACTGATGCCATCTTTGACTAGCGTTGTTTTACCGGTTCCAGGGGGTCCCTTGATTGCAATGGCAGAACCCATTGCCTGCGGATTTGAAATCCACTGACCTACCATTTGCATAATTTGCATCTTTGCATCATTCAAACCATACACTGCTGAATCTAAAAGGTCCTTCGCAGACTCCATGAAATCATGACACCGCTCTACACCAACTTCCATTGTAATTGGCAACGTTTTATTTATGCCAAACGGAATCGTCATAAATGTATCAACCCAGTTCTTCACCTTGTAATATTCTCCGGCACCCGGGTCCATATAGCGCAAGTTTTGTATGCGCTTCAATGCGATTGCCTTGTACTGTTTCGGAATCTTTGACTCGAGAAGTGTCAACCTGTATGGCTTTTCTACAAGCATCATTTTATTCAACTCCTCAAGTTCGCCCAATACGCTAACCTGCTGCTCATTCGACAAATGCTTTTTGAAATACTTTAAATCATTTGCAGAATTCTTCTTGTGCAAAAGGCGCCCAAACTTTCTCACATTTTTCCTCATGACCTTTCGATTCTTTGCCTTTCTTGCCTCTTTGATTTTTTTCTCCTTGTCAACCATTTGCGCCAACGTTGTCCTTGCAATCTTATTATTTTTGTCAACCGCAAGTAAATTCTCCATGTGCGCCTTGATTGCCTGAATTGTAGTTTCATCTTCAGTATTCCAACCACCATCACTATTGTCATCACCATCATGGTTATCGCATTTTTTGCCTTTATCACTCGTCAAATCAGTTTTCTTGTTTTTATAAACACCACTTGTCTTTTTGTCACCGACAATACTTTTGCCCCTAATTGTAAATTTGCACTTTTCAAAACCACATTTTGTTTTTGATTCATCTTTTTCTTTCTCCTCAAATTTCTCACATTTACTTTCTTCAGCATCAGTATCGCTGGTGTCATCCTCATCCTCATCATCCTCGTCGCTAGTGGTATCATCATCCTCATCATCATAATCGCTAGTGGTATCATCATCATCATCATCGTCATATGTTTCATCGCTCGAATTCTCATTTGTAGATGCTGAGTCATCATCATAAACAGAATCATCCATGTCAGTTGTGTAGTCATCTTCTTCCTGCAAATCTTCAAATGGCTCTTTGATGTTTATCACAATATTATAATTTCCTACAACATTGGAATTTGAAGCGGAGGAAGAAGAAGATTTTACGGGCGCGGGCGCTTCTGCTGCAGTTGATGATGCTTCTGCCGATGCTAACGACGATGAATTTGAATTTGAATGTAACTTTGATGTTTCAGAATTTTTCGTTCTTCTTGTTGTTGGTTGAGAAGAAGTTGTAATAACCGGAAGATTTGCGACAATTGTACTTGTACCATTTTCACATTTTTGTTTTTCGACTTTTATACCATTTGATTTTTTTTTTGCCGACGATTCCAGGGTTAATGCTTTCTTTTTTGAATACTTTGAAGGAAATAACTCGGCAAGAAGTTTTGCATATTCAACTTCATCAAATGTTGACGATATATTATATTTTTTTGACGAGTCATTCACATGTCCGCCATCATCATCACCATCTTCAGAATCGTCATTTGTATCTTGTTCTTCTTCTTCACTACTGCGTTTTTCTTCATCATCCCCATCATCTTTGAAACCGCGTTTGTATTCAAGAACTGGGACTGCCGATTTTTTTTTTGAAGTCAATGACGATAATGTCGCCGCACTGCCTGTTGTAGTTGATGTTGTTGCTACTTTTTTTGATGTTTTATTTTGTGTTGGCGTTGTTTGTGACATTTATTTCCCTTTGTGTTGTTACATGTATTTATAGATATCTATTTATTTCAATTTTTAAATAATATATTACAAAAATGAATTAATAAAAAAATATAAAATAAAAAATAAAAAAGTATATGCACTATATAGTAATGTCTCAAGATTATGTATTTACATGTCTTCACTGTAAAGATGCATTTGTAATCCACATTACCGATTTTAATTGTAAAATATTGAGACATGGTGTGTATAAAAATAATCTACAACCAATAAACCCTCACGCGACAAAAGAAGATTGCGATGCTCTTGTTGCTAGCGGAGAAATATATGGATGCGCAGGACCGCTTCTTATTACGAAACGCACTGAATCACCACCAGGATACAGTGTTGTCATTTGCAATTATATATAATATTATTTTTTATTTTTTATTATTTTTATTGTTTTTATTTATATTTTCATTACTCATTTATAATAAAAATATAAAATTGAATAAAACAATATAGACATAATAATATAGTAATCAATAGCTCCTTCATTCGTTTAAAAAAATGACGACACTACCAAATTGGACAAAAAAAACAGCTTCTAAAATTGTCGGAATTCAATTTAGTGTGCTTTCGCCAGAAGAAATTCGAAAATGTTCGGTTGCCGAAATTACGAGCAGAGACACTTATTCAAACAACGTGCCGGTCATCGGAGGAATGTTTGACCCGCGCCTCGGTGTTTTAGAACCCGGGCTCAAGTGTCCGACAGACGGTTTAGATTATATTAAAACCCCCGGTTATTTCGGACACATTGAATTGGCGAAACCCGTATTTTATTATCAATACCTTCCAACTATTATTAAACTTTTGAAATGTGTTTGTGTAAAATGTAGCAAACTGCTCGTAAGTAAAGAATCTAATAAGGAGTGCATGGACATGAAACCTGACGAACGCTGGAATCATGTTCACCACTTGGCTAGCAAAGTTAAAAGATGCGGAGACGACACTCAAGACGGGTGCGGCTGCCTCGTTCCGAAAAAAATAAAAAAAGAAAATCTGGCAACTCTTTTTGCAGAATGGGATGGAGAAGCAGAAGAAGGTTCTGGTGGTTCTAAAGAAAAACTGAATATGAAAATGACACCTGAAGTCGTGTTGAAGATTTTTAGAAGAATATCCGACCAGGACGTTGCATTTATGGGATTTAGCCCACAGTTTTCAAGACCGGACTGGTTTATTTGTCAGGTGCTGGCAATTCCGCCACCCGCCGTACGTCCATCCATTAAGATGGATGGAAACCAGCGCAGCGAAGATGATATAAGTCACACCATTGTGAATATTATCAAAGCAAACAAGACGCTTCTTGAAAAAATGAATGAACCATCTGTTAATTCCGCAATTATCGATGACTGGCAAAGTCTGCTGCAGTACTTTATTGCAACCCAAGTGGATAACAATATTCCGTCTTGCGCACCAGTGGCACAGCGGTCCGGGCGTCCGCTTAAATCCATCAAAGAGCGTCTTAACGGAAAGGGGGGTCGCGTAAGAGGAAATTTGATGGGGAAGCGTGTTGATTTTTCGGCCAGGTCTGTAATTACACCCGACCCCAACTTATCCATTCGCGAACTCGGTGTGCCGAAAAAAATTGCAATGAATATTACAAAACCAGTCGTTGTAAATAATCGGAATCGCGACTTTCTTCAACAACTGGTTCTGAATGGTCCAGATGTATACCCCGGCGCGAATATTCTCGAGAAGAAAACAGGTGGCGACATTTCCCTGCGATACATGGACAGAAGCACGGTCGTTCTTG